ACAAAGAGGGCAAAGAGTATTTTTTAAACAGAGAATTTAAGACAATGAAAGATGTTTTAAAGCCTGAAAAAATATTTGTTTACGGCAATGAAATGAAAGAACTAAAAGGGGTTGAGTACATACAATCCTTTGCAAGAAAGAGGTTTGACGAAAATGATTAAATTTCATCATTACATAACGAGTTATAGGGAAAACGGAAAGGGATATGTTGAGGCGTGGTTTCAGATTGATATTTTTGATAAATGCTTTTGCTTTTCGAGAAAAAAGAAAGAGGTTTGATAATAACAATGGCGAAAGGTAGCAGAGGTGGCAGAAGAAGCGGCGGCAGTATTTCCCAGAGCCATACAGGTGCAACGGTTATAAACGGTGGCGGTATGACGGCAAATGTATTGCGTAACTACGGTAAAATGACCGATAACGATGCGCAACAGTTAAGAGATGATGTTGATGATATATACGATGCCGATGTGACAGATGCCATAAAACTGTATATTTCAGACAGTAACCCAAACGGTGACGGTTTTTCACATTCTCAAAACCTTAATTACAAGTTGGATAACGGTATGGCATTAAACCCTACTGAAAAATTTATTGATGACAATATACAAGCTGGTATGCACAGCATAGGCAAGGCGACTAACCTTGTAAGATATGCCCATGATGATATTTTAAAACAGTGTGGCATACAAGATTATTCAAAATTAAGCGATACGCAGTTACAAAATAAATTAGTCGGTACAACCTTTAAAACAACATCGTATATGTCAACATCTTATGACGGTAAAAAGAACCCATTTAACCCGACAGCTCCAGCAGGCGGTGGGCGTGAGGTGTTAATGAATATACAAGCTCACAGTGGTACTAAAATGGTTTTTGGCGCAAAGAAACAAGCCGAAATTGTGTTAAACAAAAACACAGAAATAAAAATAACAGGCGTACATTATGACGGCACAAAAGCCTATCCAAGAAGTGGTGGCGCTAAACCGAGGGTTGTAATTGATATAGAAGTCTTGTAAAATATAGACAATTAAAAGGACAGAAAGGAGTTTTGCGGTATGGCGGATAAAAATAAAAAATCAAGCCCAAAAGATTACGGCAGGTGGGATAAAGTCGGTATTGTTATCACAAGCAAGCCGAAACAGCAGGAAAAGCAACAGACTACAAAAAAGAAAGTGAAGAAAGGTAAGTAATGGCTAAGGGTGCAAGAGGCGGTAAGCTGTCTGGCGGCGGTTCTGGTAGCTCAAATATAGGCAGAGGCGTAAACGGCGGTGGCGGTGGCTTAGGGTCGCTGTTAAATCAACAGGCGGCACAACCAGTACAGCCAGTACAACCAGCCCAAAGGATAAGCGCTGGCTATAATCAATTTATGACAATGTCAGATGATAATAAGGCTGATGTTATATCTACTATGTCAAAACAAGGTGTACCGGTGCACTTGTCAGATACGGACTTCCAAAGATTTATTTACAATTTAGGCTTGAACGATAAGCCTGAATTGGTGGACGATGCTACACTTAAATCAATGCAGGGGCAAAGCATATACAGGACGGTAAACAGCGTATATGACAGAAAAAACGATATATCATATACGGCAGACCAAATATGCAAGCAAGTACAGTCGGGCAGAGTTACAAGAACATCTGATAACGGCGGTTCGGTTTACGGCAGGGGCATATATTTTGCAGATAATAAACACGATAGTGCTGTATATGGCAATACAAAAGGCAATACTAAAAAAACCGCAATAATGACCGCTAAATTAAACAGTAACGCAAAAGTTATTAACTACTATTCAGCGTATAGCGGTTATGACAAAGAAATTAAAAGCGGTTCAAAATTAGGTAAGGCATTAAAACAATGTGACTTAAAGTCAGGTATTAGTATTTATGCTATGGCAAAGGGTTACAATGTTATAACAAACGGTAACGGCTACTTGAATGTACTAAACAGGCAGGCAATTACGCTAAGTAAAAGCATAAGTTCAATTTAATCAAAAAATTTCACAGTTTTTTATTCAAAAATAAGGACAGTGGAGTTATAATAAAAGAAAAGGGGGCAGTAATATGTCAGATATAGATAAATTGTTTGAAAAGATGAGCAGAGAGGCGGCAAACGCTATGAACGGAACACATCCGCCTATTCCAAAGAAAAAAGTATCATCTAAGACAGCTAAAACAACAAGCAAAAAGACAGCTAAAAAGACTGTAAAAAAGAGCAAATAATTTTTAAAAGACAGGGTTTAAACCTTGTCTTTTTTTATGCCATAAAAGGGGGTGACAATATGGCGAAAAACTTTAACGATTATACGCCTGAACAAAGGGCAGAAATGGGCAGGCTGGGCGGTATCAAGTCAGGCGAAACCAAAAGACGGAAAAAGGAAACAAAAGATATTATAGATATTTTCCTGTCAATGCCGTTAAAGGGCGGTAAAGTTGCCGATGTAGAGGCGATTAAAAACTTTATGGCGCTTAAAGGTAAAAATATCACGGTACAACAAGCCATAGCGTTACAACTTATGCAAAAGGCTTTAAAGGGTGATTTAAAAGCCATTGAAATGGTATTCGCTATGACAGGCGATAAACCAGCTGATAAAGTACAGGTAGAAGCCAAAAACCCTATGGCGGGGCTATCAACAGAAGAATTAAGGCAAATTATAGCCATTGGCGAGGGAAAGAACGCCGATGAATTATAATCAAATAGTCTATCAAGCAAGGTTAGAGCTTGCAAGGCGTGATTTTTGGGAGTTCTGTAAACTTACAGCGCCCGACTTTTACGCAGAGGACAGACTGTATTTGAAAGACTTGTGTCACCAGCTCCAGCACTTTGTTGAGAGTGACGAAAAGGTAATTGTTATCAATATGCCGCCTCGTCACGGCAAGAGCAGAACAGCTACACTTTTGGTTGAGTGGATTTTTGGTATCAATCCCAAACTAAAAGTAATGACAGGTTCATACAATGAAACACTGTCAACAACCTTTGCAAAACAGGTGCGTGATACTATATGGGAAGAAAAATCAGAGGGTATATTATCATACTGCGATATTTTCCCGGGCACAAAAATAAAATACGGCGAAAGTTCGGCGGCTAAATGGGCTTTACAGGGAAGCAGTCAGACAAGCTACCTTGCAACATCGCCCAAAGGCACAGCGACAGGTTTCGGCTGTAACATAATGATAATTGATGACTTGATAAAATCAAGCGCAGAAGCCTTTAACGAAAACATATTGTTACAACATCAAGACTGGTTTAACAACACTATGCTGTCAAGAACAGAAAACGGCTTTAAATTGATTATAATTATGACACGCTGGGCAACAAATGACCTTGCAGGCTATATTTTAAGACAGTATCAAGGCGTTAGGCACATAAATTACAAAGCGTTACAAGATGACGGCACAATGTTATGTGACAGCGTTTTAAATGCCGCCGATTATGCTTTTAAAACAAGGGCAATGGCAAAAGAAATAATATCCGCTAACTATCAACAAGAGCCTATGGATATTAAGGGTAGGCTTTACACACAGTTTAAGACCTATTCAAGCAAGCCAGAGTTTAAATACTTGCTTAATTACACCGATACTGCTGATACAGGCGAGGACTTTTTATGCTCTATCAATTACGGTGTTACTTTTGACGGCGACTATTATATTTTAGATGTTCTTTACACAAAAGAGCCTATGGAAGTTACCGAGCCTTTAACGGCTAAAATGCTGACAAAGGATAAAATCGGTTGCGCCTTGATAGAAAGTAACAACGGCGGTAGAGGTTTCGCAAGAAATGTACAAAGAGAACTTAAAGACCTGGGCAACGCTCATACAAATATACAGTGGTTTCATCAAAGCCAAAACAAACAGGCAAGAATATTTTCAAACAGCGCCTCTGTTATGGCAAAAGTCTATTACCCTGAAAACTGGCTTGATAGGTTCCCCGAATTTGCGGACAGCCTTTTAAGATACCAAAAAGAGGGCAAAAACGCCCACGATGATGCGCCTGATGCCTTAACAGGCGTATATGAAAATAACAAGCCCAAAGGCGGCTGGTTATATTAGCTTATATCCCCCACTTGTAACAATATCGGCATTCTTTAAGTTTCTAATGTCGTCAACCTCCTGCGGTTACACTCGGTAATCGGCATATTGACAAGTGGGTTTTTAATAAAATAACGCATAAGCCGTTTAAATGCTGTTTTAACGGCTTTTTGCTTTTTTAATAAACTTATACCTAAAAATCAATAAAAGCCGAAAATGGCGGTTTTTCGTTGAGCTGGTAAAGAATTAAACGGAAAGGAAAGTTTAATAATGTTATCTACGGCAGAAATTAAACAGTTTATAGACGAGGACACCTATTCCAGTAAAAAAAGGCTGGCGGAAGTCGGCGAAAGATACTACGAGGGCGACCACGATATAAACCAAAGCCGATTTTTTTATTTTGATGCGGACGGTAATTTACAGGAAGATAAATACAGGTCGAATGTAAAAATAGCACACCCATTTTTTACAGAGCTTACAGACCAGCTAACCGCACATTTATTGTCTTTTAAAGATAACCCTATACAGGCAAAAGACGGTACAGACGGCTTGCAGGAATACCTCGACACATATTTTGATGAACGGTTCTGGGAAGAAGTCACGGAGTTGCTGACTGATACCTACACAAAAGGTTTCGGCTATTTGTATGCTTTTAAAAATGCTGATGACAGGCTGGAATTTGAAGCAGCGGACAGTATGGGCGTTGTTGAAGTCAGAGAGCAGGACACGGACGATAAATGCGCCCATATTATCTATTGGTACAATGACAGAATAGAAAAAGGCACTAAAATTGTTAAAAAAATTCAAGTATGGGATAATACACAGACCTATTACTATGAACAGGTAGACAGCGGCGAAATCGTATTAGATAAAGATGCCAAAATAAACCCACGACCACATATTATTTATACCGATGATGACAGCGGAAGTCTTAAATATGAGGTTTTGGGCTTTATGCCGTTTTGGCGTTTGGATAACAACCGCAAGCAATTTAGCGGTTTAAAGCCTATTAAAGCCCTGATTGATGACTATGATATTATGATGTGCGGTTTGTCAAACAATGTAACCGATTTTGATACACCGTTGCACATTGTAACAGGTTTTCAAGGCGATGACCTGAACGAGTTACAGCAGAACTTAAAAACAAAGAAAATTGTCGGTGTTGATGTGGGCGGCGGTATTGATGTAAAAACGGTAAATATACCGTATCAAGCAAGACAGGTTAAAGCAGAGGCGGACGAAAAGGCAATTTATAGGTTCGGTTTCGGGCTTAATATGGCAGGTTTGAAAGATACATCGGCAACAACTAATATTGCTATTAAATCAGCTTATTCTCTGCTTGAAATGAAAGCAAACAAAATGGAAAAGCGCCTTAAAAGACTGTTAAAAGAGCTGTTAAAGGTTGTACTTAATGAAATTAACACAAAGTACAGTAAAGATTATCAATTAAACGATGTTAAATTTGATTTTACACGAAATTTAATGGTAAATGAAGCCGAAAACGCTACTGTTGACCAGGTAAAAGCTAATACAAAAATGATAAAAATCAATACAATAATGAACGCCGCAGGTGCTATCGGCGAAGATGAAGTTATCAAGGCGGTTTGTACTGAACTTGATATTGATTATGACGAAGTAAAAGCTAAACTTGAACAGCAAAAAGAAGAACAGCAGACAGCAGAAGCACAGGCGGCACTCAACAGCGTAACAGCCGAGTGATTTAGGTATAGGCGGTGAATAAATGCGAAAGTTTGATAAAGAAATCTTACAAAACACGCTTGATAATGAAGCCGACATAATCAAAAAATTAAAGGCGCTGTATAGTCAATGCCTTAAAGACCTTGAAGCTAAAACCCTTGACTTGCAAAACTCCATAAGTCAATTACAAGGATTGTATAACAATGTAACAGACGATAAAGAGCTTGAAAAGCTAAAATCAATGGTACAAAGCAAAGTATATCAAAAGCAGTATCAAGAGGCTTTAAAGGGGCAAATTGAAGCGATATTAAGGGAATTACAAGTAAATGAGTTTACAACCATAAGCGAATACTTAAACAAATGCTATGAGGACGGTTTTTTCGCCGTTCTTTATTCATTACAGCAACAAGGTATTCCTTTGATATTACCGATAAATCAAGAAGAAATTATACAGGCGGTGGCACTTGATAGCAAAATATCACAGGGGCTATATACAAGGCTGGGCGAAGATGTTAAAGAGCTTAAAAAGAAAATAGCCGCTGAAATCAGCCGAGGAATAGCAACAAACACAAGCTATCATACTGTGGCTAATAACCTAAAAAATATAACTAATATCGGCTATAACAACGCCATAAGAATATCAAGAACAGAGGGCAACCGTGTAAATAATCAATCGGCATATAATACTTGCTTAAAGGCAAAGAAAAAAGGCTGTAAAATAGTCAAACAATGGGATAGCACACTTGACGGCAAAACAAGAGATAGCCACGCCGCAGTTGACGGTGAAATACGAGAACTTGATGAAAAGTTTTCTAATGGGTTGATGTTTCCGTCAGATCCAAACGGTACAGCCGCCGAAGTTGTAAATTGCCGTTGTGCTTTATTACAAAGGGCAGAATGGGCGTTAAATGATGACGAGTTGCAGACCTTGAAAGACAGGGCGGAATATTTCGGACTTGATAAAACAGATAATTTTAACGATTTTAAAACTAAATATTTAAAGGCAACAAAGTAATTTGTTGCCTTTTTTCATGCCCTGAATACGGCTTTAAACTGTTTACCACGGCAGAGATGCCGTAAAACATCTATTCCAAAAAATCAAGGCAGAACTTGTAAAAAGCGTAACGAAAGGAATTTTTTATGACACTAACAGAAATTTTGAAAGCAAACGGTGTAGCTGATGAAGCTACTAACAAAATCCTTGCGGCAATGAAAGATAACAGTCTTTTCATCGCTGGCGAAGAAAATCTTGATATTAGATATAAAAAGGCAAAAGCTCAAAATGACAGTTTGACAGCGCAGTACGCAGAAGCAGAAAAACTGATTGACGAGCTAAAAGCCGGCAATGCCAGCGGTGAAGCCCTTAAAGGCAAAATTACCGAATATGAAGCCGAAATTGACAAGATGAAAAAGGAAAACAAACAAACACAGCTTGAAAGTGAAATAAAGGTTGCCCTTTTGAGAGCAAAAGCAACAGACCTTGATTATATGACCTTTAAGCTGAAAGAAAAAGGCGAGCTTGAACTTGACGATAACGGCAAAATTAAAGGCATTGACGATAAAATCGCAGGGCTGAAAACACAGTTTCCGAACCAGTTTGAAAGCACAAAAGGCAACGGCAAAGTTATTGAAGAAAACAAGTTGCCGAAAGGTGATGACAATACACCGTCTGTTACAAAAGAACAGTTTGCAAAAATGGGTTATAAAGCAAGGGTAGAGCTGAAACAAAATCAGCCCGAAGTTTATAACACATTAACAAAATAAATATTTTTTGAAAGGAAAAATTAAATTATGGCAGATTTATCAAAAACAACAACATTGGTAAACGGTGATGTATTCGACCCACAGGTGGTATCGGATATGATTAACGCTAAGGTAACAAAAAAGGCAGTTATGACAGGTTATATTAAAGTTGATAACACACTTGAAGGACAGCCCGGATCTACTGTTACAGTTCCGAAGTGGGGTTATATCGGTGCGGCGGAAGAATACGCAGAGGGTGAACCGATAGACAAAACAAAGATGTCTTTTACAACATCACAGTACACAATTAAGAAAATCGGTAAAGCGGTTGTACTTACAGACGAGGCACAGCTCTCTGGTTACGGTGACCCAACAGGCGTGGCAACACAGCAGATTGCCCTTGCAATCTCTGAAAAACTTGATAATGACAGAGTAGATGTCCTTTATGAAAGCCATAACTCTTGCGACTGTACATCAGCAGTAATGAAGTACGAAGCTATTGTTGACGGTGTAGATGTTTTCGGTGAAGAAGAAGATAGCAGAAAAGTAATCCTTATTCATTCAAAGCAGAAAACACAGCTTAGAAAAGACAGTAACTTTATTTCCGCTGATAAATACGAACCTGGCGTTATGGCGAGCGGTGCAATCGGCAGAATTGCTGGTTGTGATGTTGTAGTATCGAACAAGGTCAAAAAGTTTGATACATGGTACAAATTTGACAGCGCAGGCACATTGACAGTAGTCGCTTCTGGTGCAACAACAAATCAGGTAAACCTCGCAGATGTTAAAGGCTCTTTGCCGAGTGCAAAGGTAGGCGACAAGGTCACAAAGTCAACAACACCAGCATATATTAACCCTATTATCAAGCTTACAAATGATGATGAAACAGAGGACGATATTCCAGCAGTTACTTATTTCTTGAAAAAGGGCAACCTTGTAGAACACAAGAGAAACGCCGGCGTTTCAGACGAAATTATTTGTACAGCTTACGGTACGCCTGGGTTGACAAACGAAGAAAAGGTTGTATTGCTTAGAGTAAAGGCTTAAAAAATTGAAAGGGGGGTATTCCCTTGATATTATCACTTGAAAAGGTTAGGGAGTTATTCCCTGCTTTTAATGACTGGACGGACGATAAGCTGAATTTGAAACTTTGCGCCGTTGAAAATGCTCTCAGAGCATATACAAACAACAAATTCCACAATAGATATTACAGAAACACCGCTGATATTATCGGCGGTGTAATTATATCTAACGAATTGTGCGCCTTTACAGAGGGTGACACAGTGGAAATAAGTTACGGCAGGGCAAAAGGCTTATATACCGTCAAGGAAACATCTGATTTTGTTATTGAAGTCAACGAGAACATTCCCGATGCCAAAGATGTTGTTATCACTAAGGTAGAATATCCAGCAGATGTTGTGTATTGCGCTATAAATATCCTTGACTGGGAATTAAATAACCGTGCGAAGGTAGGCATACAGTCTGAAACACTATCGAGGCACTCCGTCACCTATTTTAACTATGACAGCTCAAATATTATGGGCTATCCGTCATCACTTTTTGGGGCATTACAGCCCTATAAAAAGGCAAGGTGTTAAAAATGGCTAATATAGGCGGCAATATCTTAGGTATAATTCAGACAAAAACCACAGACGGTTATAACGAGATAGGTGAGGGCTTAGAAAGCTGGGCTAACGCTTTTACAGTCAACGGCTGGCTTGGTATGCAGGGCGGAAACAGTCAATACACGGCTTATAATGCCAAAATAGCAGAAAGTACACATTGTTTTTTATGTGATTATTCAAGCGGTATAGCGGCGCTTGAAGCCGAAAACACAAGAATGATTATAAATGGCTTTGTGTATGATGTTACCTATATTGACAACCCCGATGAAATGAACGAACAGCTTGAAATTTTCCTGAAAAAGGTAGGTGCTTGGAATGGCTAATGTTGTATTTGAGGACTTCACCCTTGAAGTGTTGGGCAAGATTGACGATACAATTCTAAATGCCCTTGAAGAAAGCGCAGGCGAAATTGAAAGCATGGCAAAGCGTAACACTAAGGTCGGTAAGGTTGCAGGCGGTAAAACCAAAGGAAGCTGGCAACATAAAGTTGACGAGGAAGCCTACACCGCATACATCGGGAATCCACAAGAAACAGCAATATGGCTTGAATACGGCACAGGCGAATACGCCTTAGAGGGTAACGGCAGGCGTGGCGGTTGGTATGTACCGATAGGTAACGGCGCAGGACAAATGAGCGAGGCAGTGGCTAAGGCTTACGGCTTTAAAATCATTAACGGCAAAGACGGTCAAAAGTTCGCACACACTTACGGTATGTATCCACAAAGACCGTTATACAAGGCTTTTGAACAGACAAAAGACAAAATCAAAAAACATATACAGAACGAATTAAGGGGGCTGAAATAATTGAATAAGTTAGGCTATATCGGGCAAGAGCTTAGGAAAATATCAGTTCCCTATGAGTTCGGGCAATGGACAAAGGCGGTCAAGTACCCTTACTTTGTCGGTGAATTAGGGCAAGACAATATCACCGCAGAGGACGGCGTAATTGAAACAGCCTTTATTTTAAATGGCTGGAATAGGGGCAAAACGCTTGATTTAGAGGTTATAAAAGAAAAGGTGATAAAACACTTTAACCCTATATATGGGCTTAGAATACCCACAGAAACAGGGGCTTTGATAATAACTTATGAAAGCGCAAATTATATACCGCAAAATGACAGCGATTTAAAGAAAATCGAAATTAACTTAAAAATCACAGAATGGAAAGGGGATTTTTAATATATGGCAGTAGCAGGCAGACACGGTGTTACGGCAGATACACCTAAAAATGTGCTTTTCGGTGCCGGTACATATCACAAAGGCATGAGTTTTGATACAAGTTCAGGCACATTGACAGCAGGTACTATTATCGGCGCAACAAACGGCGGCGGTTCGATTGAAATTAAAGGCGAAATTACAAGCCTTGAAATTGACGGCGCTTATGTAAAGTTTAAGGGTCAGGAAGTAATGACAGGCGGCACAGCAACGATTGAAGCCACCTTTACAGAGCTTACCCCTGATATTGCGGCAACGGCTATGATAGGCAAAACAACATCAGGCACAAACTATAAAATGGTTGATCCAAAAGCGACAATCGAGGAGGGCGACTATGTTGAGGGCTTCGGTTTCGTGGGCTACACTGCGGACGGCTCGAAAAAGGTTATCGCTATCCTTGATTATGCACTTTGCACATCAGGCTTTAAAGTTGAAAGCAAGAACAAAGGTCAGGGTACAGTAACATTGACTATGGAAGCATACGCCGAAAACAGCGGCAATCTTGACACAATTCCTGCAAAGATTTTCTTTGTAGACGAAATATAATTTTATTTTTAAAAAGGAGTTTGAACAATGAAAGAAGAAACAACTATTGATTTTATCCCAAAAGAAAAACCCTATGTTTTGAAAAAACTCGGAGCCCCGGTTATATTTTCGATGTGTAAAATCATCAGGGGCATAGGTTTAAACGAATTTAAAACCCTTTTTGGCGGTGAGGGCGCACTCAAAAACATTATCAATATGTCAAAGGCGGAAAGTGCGAAAAAAGCTAACGGCAAGAGCGATAAGGAAAACGCAAACCCTGACCTTGATGTTATTGAAATCGGCGCAGGTATTGTGCTTAATGTTGTCGGTGTTGTACTTGAAAATTTACCGAAATGCGAAAATGATATTTATAAATTTTTGTCTATGGTATCTAATTTGTCGGAAAAAGAAGTTAAATCCTTGTCAATGGCAGATTTTACACAGATGATTATTGATGTTATCAAGAAAGAGGACTTTGCGGATTTTATCAAGGTTGTTTTCACATTGTTCAAATAGGCGATTTTGACTTTATGGACTTGCTGTTTAAAAGATACGCAAGTCCATATTCCTTTATACAAGGAATGATTGACACAGGCAGATTTGAAGAATTTGTTACAAATTTTGTTTTAACGCTCAATAAAGAGAAATCGGATAAAACCGAATGGGAATTTTTCCTACACAAAGTTTTTGATAAGTCATATAACGAATGGCAGGAAGAAGTTAGAACCATAAACAAAAATCAACAAATTTCTACGGTGGATGTGGAAACAATAATTAAACACACAAACGATATTATAAATCAGTTTAACTCTCAAAATGAGGGGGTGAAAACAGAATAAATGTTAGAGCTTTTTAAACTTGTCGGCATATTGTCTATAAACGGTGTCGATAAGGCTCAAAAAGAGTTGCAAGATGTAAGCGGTGAGGGTCAAAAAACCCAGGGCAAATTAAGTAAAGTCTTTTCCGCTATCGGCAGTGCGGCTGTTAAATTAGGCAAAGTAGCCGCCGTGGGTATATCGGCTGGTGTAATCGCTTTGTCGGTACTTACAAAACAGGCTGTTAGTTCTTATGGCGAGTACGAACAACTTGTCGGCGGTGTTGAAACACTGTTTAAAGACAGCGCCAATAAAGTACAAGAGTACGCCGATAAAGCCTATATAACATCGGGGCTGTCAGCTAACGCCTATATGGAGCAGGCAACAAGTTTTGCCGCTTCACTTATTCAGTCCCTTGACGGCGATACATCAAAAGCGGCAGATTATGCTAACCGTGCTATCATTGATATGTCGGATAACGCCAATAAAATGGGCACGGCTATGGAAAGCATTCAAAACGCCTATAATGGTTTTGCTAAGCAAAACTATACAATGCTGGACAACCTCAAACTTGGTTATGGCGGTACAAAAGAGGAAATGCAGAGGCTAATTAAAGATGCCTCGAAACTCAAAGATGTACAGGCGGAGCTTGGTGTAACGGTCGACGGTACAAGCCTATCATTTGGTAACATTGTAAACGCAATTTCCGTTGTACAAAAACAGCTTGGAATTACAGGTACAACATCATTGGAAGCGGCAGACACAATTCAGGGTTCAGTCGGCTCAATGAAAGCGGCTTGGGAAAACCTTGTTGCCGGCTTGGGCAAAGATAACGCCGACTTGAACGATTTGATTGATAAATTTGTCGCCTCGGCAACAACATCATTCGGCAACCTTATACCTCGTATATCAAAGGTTTTAAACGGTATTGTTAGGCTTGTTGCCGGTTTTATACCGGTAATCTCGGAACAGCTCCCAGGGCTTTTGCAAGAACTGTTACCGCCTTTGATAGAGGGTGCGGCTAACTTATTGATAGGTTTAGCGGCACAATTACCGTCATTGTTAAAGGTTATTATTGACGAAATCCCCGACCTATTAAAAACAATAGGCGGTGCGCTGGCAGATGCGTTCCCTGATTTGTATGACACTATCAAAGAAGCGTTACAAGGCTTAGTTGACAAATTCAAAGATTTAAACAACTGGGCGGAAGATAACAAAACAACCTTAGAGCTTGTGGGTGTAGCTCTCGGCACAGTTACAGCGGCGATTATTGCTTACAACAGAGCTGCAATAATAAAAAAAGCCCTTGATATAGCCGAAACGGTACAGCTTGCAGGCTTAATAGCGGCGGACTATGCTCACGCCGTTGCTTCGGGTGTTGCAACAGCGGCAACAACCGCTTTCGGTGCGGCAGTATCATTCTTAACATCACCTATTACCCTTGTAATTTTGGCGATAGGTGCTTTAATCGGTGCCGGTGTACTCCTATATGAAAACTGGGATACGATAAAAGAAAAAATAGCGGAGCTTGCCGCTAAATTCGGCGAGGTTTGGGAAAATATTAAACAAGCCGTGTCATCAGCTTGGGAAACAATAACATCGGTTATATCCGTTGCTGTAATGTTCATCGGCGAAATTTTAAGCGCCGCTTTTACAATTATAACCTTGCCGTTCCAATTTATTTGGGAAAACTGCAAGGAATACATCATAGCGGCTTGGGAATACATCAGCGGTGTTGTATCGGAAAAACTAAACGCCATATCGGAATTTATTCAAGGCGTTTGGAACGCTATATATAGCTTTTTAGAGCCGATTTTAACAGCAATAGGTACATTTATCGGTGATACTTGGAACAGCATTAAAGAGGCTGTTTCAGGGGCATTAACAACAATAAGCGGTGTTGTATCAAGTGTATGGAATGTTATAAGAGGTACGATAACAAGTATTTTAACTTCAATATGGAATACAATATCAAGTATTTGGAACAGTATCGGTATAACGGTGTCAACCGATGTAAATAATGTTAAAACATCAATTTCGGACGGTATAAGCGCCGCATACAGTACCGTTTCAGGCATATTACAGAATATCAGCGATAAATTCAGCTCTATTTTTGAAACGGTTAAAACCACTGTTTCAAACGCTATTGAAAAAATCAAAGGTTATTTCAATTTTACATGGAAATTGCCTGATATTAAATTGCCGCATTTCAGCATTGAGGGTGAATTTAGTCTTAAACCGCCGTCAGTACCGCACTTTGGCGTTGACTGGTACGCTAAGGCTATGGATAACCCGATGTTGTTAGATAAGCCGACAATATTCGGTTATAATCAGGCGACAGGTCAGGCGTTGGGAGCCGGCGAGGCAGGCAGTGAGGTTGTATCGGGAGCGGCTACACTTATGCAAATGATACAAAGCGCAGTCGGAACGAACAACGAATTGTTGATTGAAGTATTATATAAGATACTTGATGCCATTTTAACCCTTGATGAAAATATGGGCGGCAATATGCGAGAAGCCTTTGAAAATATGTCATTCTCGGTAAATAAGCGTGAAATTGCAAGACTTATAAAGGGGGTTGAATAATGCTTGAAAAAATAACATATATCAACCACCTTAATGAGGTTGTTGAGTTCGGCAACGGTGAAATCTTTGCGAATTATAACGATTTGCGAAATTATGACTGGTCGGTTATATCAAAAAATAACAAAATATCAGGCTTTAAGAAAGGCATAGTAAAAAAGACTTTGCCCATTAAAATAAAGGCTAAAACAGAGGAAGAGGGCATAAAGCTAAAAAACCGCTTGTTTGAAGTCTTTGAAAAAGATGTGTTATCAAAAAAACACGGCAAATTTATAATCGGCGATTATTATTTAAAGTGTTATGTTACAGGCGCATCTAAATCAGAGTATTTGCTTAGCAAGTCATATTTGACAATCAAGGTTACAATTTATACCGATTATCCATATTGGGTAAGAGAAACAACCACACAGTTTAATTACGGTAAAACTGTTATGGGCGGTACTAACCTTGACTTTAACAGGGATTTCCCCTCTGACTATACAAGCAATATGTTAGGCAAAACCCTTGACAGTGTAAGTTTTGCAGAATGTAACTTTAAAATGGTGATTTACGGTGCGGTGGAAAACCCCGAAATTACCATTGCAGGGCATAAATACGCCGTAAATACATCAATAGCCGCAAACGAATATTTGACGATTGACAGCATAAATAAAACAATAGTCAAAACACTGGCGGACGGTACAACAGCAAATTGCTTCAATCAAAGGAATAGAGAAAGTTATATCTTTGAAAAAATTCCGGCAGGTCAATCTATGGTGTCATCAAGTTCAGACTTTAAATTTGATGTCACCTTGCTGGACGAAAGGAGCGAGCCTAAGTGGATCTAATATATTCAAACGCCGACAGGGAAGATATAGGCGTTCTTAAAGACTATACTTTTGACTTGGCTTTTGGGTCAAGCGAAAATGACTTTGAGTGTAAAGTTTATAAAGAAAATCATTGTTGCCTTGAAGATTATTTTTTGTACATTGACGGCACAGAATATGGCGGCATTATTGACAGCATAGGTGTAGCAGATGACGAGATAACCTATTCCGGGCGCACTTGGCACGGCATATTAAACTCTAAAATACTTGAACCCGACAGCGGACAAGATTATTTGATTTTGAACGGCGAAGCTAACACGGTATTAAATCGGTTGATAGGCAGAATGGGGCTAAATTCCCTCTTTAAAGCCTCTGCGGAAACATCGGGTATAACTGTCAACAATTACAAAATGAACCGCTATATAAAAGGTTATGACGGCATTATAAAGATGTTAAAAGCCTTTGGCGGTAAATTAAATATTAAGTTTAACAAGGGCTTTGTTGAATTGTCGGCAAAGCCTATTGTTGACTATTCGCAAAACGAACAATTTAACAGTGACTTGATAGATTTTGATGTTACTAAAAACTACAACCCGATAAATCATTGTATATGCCTCGGTAAAGGGGATTTAGCCAAAAGGGAAGTAATACATATATACGCAGATAGAAACGGCAATATAAGCGAAAATCAAGTGTTTACAGGGCTGGAAGAAGTGACGGCGATTTATGAAAATGTAAATGCAGAGGGTGACAAACTTAAAAGCGGCGGTATAGAAGTTATTCAAAACTCTTGGGCGGCTGACAAGCTGGATTTTGACTTTAACGCAGATGATGAAAGCTACGATATAGGCGATATTGTCGGCGCAAGGGAAGAAATCACCGAAACAACGGCGACAAAGGAAATCACAAAGAAAATAGTAACTATCAAAAATAATGATATTACTATTTCATACCCGACTGATACCACAAATTATAGCGGCGGTTCTGTCATTGGTTCAAGCAACAGCGGCTTTGATGTTGATAAAATATATCCGATTGGTAGTATATACTTATCTGTCAGCAATGCTAACCCGACTGATTTATTCGGCGGTACTTGGGAACGCATACAAAACCGCTTTTTGCTTGCGGCAGGAGATACATACAAGGCAGGAAGTACGGGTGGAGTGGCGGTGCATAAGCACAAACTGAATGATAATGGTGCGGCATTGATAGGCAATCACGGAGATACAAGCGCTTTTTCGCCAAATTATAATTTTTATTTAGGGGCAAATTATGATGTTAATAACGGAGCATATTATTGGACACATACGCACGATAACCCGTTTAATTCAAACAACAGTAAATTTTCACTGCTTGCCGCCGTTGGATTGGTGGGCAATACCGTAAGTGCAAACAATATGCCGCCTTATTTGGCGGTCTATGTTTGGAAAAGAACGGCTTAAAATAAAGTGAAAGGAATTGATAAAATGGTACATTTAATAACAGGTTATGCAGGCTATGAACACATAACCTCGGCTGATGACGGTTCTTTTAACGCCGCCTTTTTCGGTGACGGTCAAAATGTTATGCAGATAGGTAATCAGTTCAGCGCAAGCATAATCGATAACAATACCGTCAGAATTTTAGACGGTGACGGCTTAATGTACGGCAGGCATTTTAGAATACCGAAGAATACCTATGAAGATGTAACAATCAAAACAGGTGAAGCCGGTAAAAACAGAATTGATATTATTTGTGTTGAATATTCCAAAAACGCAGATAGCGGTATAGAAAGCACAGAAATTAAAGTCATCGAGGGAACGCCAGCGACAAGTGCTGTACAGCCTACACCTACAAACGGCAATATCTTAAACGGCGCAACACTAAATCAAATGCCTTTGTATAAAGTTGAAGTTGAGGACGTTGTGCTTAAAAAAGTTACAAAGCTGTTTACAACAATACCGACTTATAAATCACTGGCAGAACAAGCGGCGGCGGATTTTGCCGCTAAGATTGATGAAAAAGTGGCGAACCTTGCAACAAAAGATGATGTAGAAACCGCTATAAGTGAAGTTCAAAGCGCAGCAAGCACCGCACAGAGTACAGCAAACACGGCAGTGACAAAGGCTAACGCCGCACAGTCAACCGCCAATAACGCTATGCCTAAAAGCGGCGGTACTTTTACAGGACAGGTTGTAATGAGTGATAACTCATCACAGGCTGGCACTTGGTCTGTGAAAAATATCTGTATTCGGAACAGTAGCTGGAATGGCATAACATCACATACACAGGTTGTTTTTATGCTTAGAAAGTAGGTGATTTTATGGCAATTTATGAGGGTAACGGTACTACAAATTACGAAATCGGCAAGGTTTATGAGGGTAACGGCACTACAAATAATCAAATAGGCAAAGTGTATGACAATGATGGCACAACAAGTCATTTGATTTATAGTGCAGTGCCGGACTACCTTTATAATGCAGGTGATACTTGTTCTGATTACACAGGTGGCTGGGCAAAGACAACAGGTGGCACTATATTGATGCACGTTTCAGGTTCTTGGGATACTTATTGGAGAAATAAAGAAGATGTGGTATTTAATTCTACGAATATAGCTTGCACAACATCGGGTTCGGGGCAATACAGAGGTTCACAGGTTCAAACAGTAAATAAAGTTGATTTAAGCGGTGTGTCAAAATTAACATTTAAATACACATCAAGCACGACAGAAACAACAAGTAGATTCATAGTTGTTGCCGTGTGTGACAGCATAGGCGGAAATATTTTAGCTGAAAACATAACAACCACAGCTTCAGGCTCAATAACGCTTGATGTTTCGAGTATTTCAACAGGCTATGTTCTGTTTTGTGCATACACAAGCGATAGTTATTATCACACAAAATATTTGAATTCCGTTGTCTGCACAGCGGCTTAATAAAAGAGGTGACATTATGCAAATAAAATTTTCAAACGGTAAAACATTTACTTACACTAATTCTTTTGCTATTGAAAATGACTATATCAACGGCATTACAAGAAAATCATTAGAATTTGAAATACCTATCGAGCAAACATCATTTAATGAAATTCACGATATTTTGAATGATGAAAACGCCATTAAACATATTGAGCTTGTCGGAGATGAACAGCTAACGCCTATTTATAAAAAGGAAACTTTTATAGTTATGGCGGAAAACGGCGAAAAAGTATCAATTACACAATATGCGGTTGATAAAGACGGAAATTTAATAATTGAAAATTACAAAAGCTATATTCCTAAATCAGAATACGATAATTATACAATCATAGGTAAAATATCACTTGATAACGGTATTTTATCATTTAAGCTTTATAGGCTATCAGATGTTGAAATTGAAAGAAACAGCGCAATATCAGCGGTTGATGAATTGCTTTTGTCAATGGCAGAAAGTGAGGCATAAAGATGATTTTTGAAAGATTGAAAGCCCTTTATAAGGCAGGAAAAATAAAGGATTTAACAATTTACATTGAAAAAGGCTTGATAACAAAAGAACAAGCCTATGAAATAATGAAAGGTTAAGGTGATTTTATGGACATTACTTTTTTGCAGGACTACATAGCACCCATTATTGTGGGTATTTGTCTTTGTGTAGGCTTTATTATTAAGCAGTGGGTAAAAGATGTTGATAACAGATTTATTCCGACTATCAACGCTCTTATCGGCTTGGTTCTTGCTATGTGGCTTAATGGTTGGCAAATTGAACCGCAGGTAATATTACAGGGGCTTTTCAGCGGCTTGGCTTCCACTGGCTTGTTTGAGGCGTTCAGGAATATTATTGACGGCGGCAAAAAATAATTATAGGTGGTGATTTAAAGGTGACACTAACATTTACCACCGAGCAAATATTATTTATTTGCGGCTTAATTACAGCCATAGGCGGTGCTTCCGCTTATGTTAGTAAAATTATTCAAAAAGCAAAAAAGCCGAATGAAGAACAAAATAGGCGCATTACAGCCCTTGAAGAATGGCGAAAAGATGTTGATACTAAGCTTGATAAAGACAAGCTGAACATTGCCACCTTAGGTGAAGAAATGCACCTACTTATAAAGGCAACAAACGCTTTGCTTGCACACGGTATTGACGGAAATTCAGTCGCACCGATGAAAGAAAGCAAAGAGGAAATCACAAATTATTTAATACAAAAATAAAAAAGGGGTTGATTAAAATGGCAACAAAAATTAAAGGTGTAGATGTTTCCCAGCATAACTATATTGTTGATTTTGCAAAGGTTAAAGCGGCTGGCTTTGATTTTGCGATAATCAGATGCGGTTACAGAGGTTACGGTGCGGCAGGAACGCTTGTCACCGACCAGTTGTGGCTTAAAAATGTACAAAACGCCATTGACAACAATATGCCATACGGCGTTTATTTTTTGACACAAGCCAAGACAGAATCCGAAGCAGTTCAGGAAGCACAATATGTATTAAATCTTGTTAAGGCGCAGGCTGTACAGCCGCTTTATCCGATTTATGTTGATACAGAGTGGTCGAACAACAATCATAACGGCAGGGCGGACTACCTTAGCAAGGTACAGCGTACAGCTTGTGTAAAGGCTTTTTGTCAAGAGATAGAAAGACAAGGCTATTATGCAGGCATTTACGCCTCAAAGAGCTGGTTTGCCGAACATCTGATTGAAAGCGAATTGACTAAATTTGACAAGTGGGTTGCCCAGTATTCAGTAATGTGTACTTACAAGGGCAGTTACGGTATGTGGCAGTACGGCGGCGGTATAAACTATCTTAGAAACAAAAAGGTCAACGGCGTATCTTCCGCCGCTTGCGACCAGTCATATTGTTACTATGATTATCCTGCAATCATTCGCAACAATAACCTGAACGGCTACACCAAAGTTGAACCAGTACCGACATATAAAATAACCACCGAACCGATGACAAACGGCGATAAAATCGCTATTTGTGCAAAACTCGATGAATTGAAAATCGGTTATGATGTAACGGAAATTAAATAAATAACTCAAAATAAAGGGGATAGGCTTTTTAGCTTATCCCCTCTATTTTTATTTGATTATTTTTTCTTTTTTTAGCTTGTATTCGATTAAATCAATAAGATAATCGGCACATTTTACACGGTCAATTTCCCAATTTTGTATATTTTTAATCGGAATGTGAAAATAATCGGCAAATTGGCTTTGGCTCATACCTGTTAATTCTCTAAGCTCTTTAATCTTCATTTTCTTTACTGTCCAGCCTTTCATTACACCTATCAAGCATATCCATGCTTACGGCTAACAAATGGCTATAATCGCTTGATTTGGCGCTTTTATAGTAGTTTTCTATATCTTCTTTGCTATAACCTGTATCTTTCATAGCATTAGCCGTATAACCCATTATAGCATAAGCGTTGCCGTTTACGCCAGTCAAACTATACTTGTTCATAACTTACACCACCTTTTACTTGATTTTAAAAATAGGCGGTATCTCTACCGCCTGATGTTTAATCTGTTGTGTCAAAAAAGTATTTAAGCTCCTTGCCTTTTAGATTTTCAAAGGCGTATTCCCTTGCTTTTTCGTAAAGCTCAACATACACCTCCGACAAGTCATAATCGCCTTTTTCGGCGTGTTGCCAGCTTTTCCAGTTAAGTACCATTACAAGCTCTGTCAACATCTTGTAATTGTCTTTCCAGCCTTTAAAAGCCAGTTTAAAGGTTTCTCTTACAGCCTTTTCTTTGTTCCTGCTGTAAATTTCGGCGATTGAAAAATCACTGAAAAAAGTTGATATTTGTTTGTAACCAAACATAGCCTCGCTGTTAAATACTTGTGTTTTCATAAAATTACTGTCCCCTTTATAATTTTATTTTAAAGGCGGCTAAACACCGCTTTTAATTCTGTTTTATTCGGCTTCGCTTTCCAGCCACTCGCATATGCCATTTATGCAATGTGCTTTTCGTTCCCGTATATTGCTGCGTTCAATATAACAAGTGTCATTGTTATGATACCTCATACACCATTCGCAACCACTATCCATATTAAACAAACATTCCGCAACTTCTTCCAGCGTAAAGCTTTTCAGTTTTTCATATTTTGTCATTTTACTGTCCTTTCCGTAAAGGTCTTTGTTTTTTCTGTTCCCTTTACGATTATTATTATATGCTAATTGCGTATAGCTGTCAAGTCCTTTTTTAAATTTTTTCAAAAAAATAAGTGCCACCCAAAAAGGTGACACTTACAAGGACAGTAATTGATGTTCTGTTATAAACATCAATCACATTATATCCTATAATCTAATTTTTTACAAGTCTTAATTATTTTTTATGTTATACAATTAACTAACTGCCACCGAACGCTCTAATGTACTTTCGTATATGCTTTTATTAAAAGAACATCTAAAATTTGAACGGTTGTTCGCACAGCCATATGTTTTGTATTTAAAAATGTTACCGTTTGGATTTTTTACTGTGGCACGCCTACCAGCTAACCTGCGACCGCAATATGGGCATTTAATTAGTCCGCTAAATATATACGGTTCGTTATCGCTATTTGATTTTACATTACGCCTTGTAATATCCTGCAATTTCAAAAATTGCTCTTTGGTTATATAGCCCTCGGTGTAGGCTGTATTGCCTCGATACTCTCCATACAAAAAAGTATTTTTTAACAAAAGCGACAAGGTATTATATGATATTCCCAAATTGTACTTATCTTTTAAATATTTTAGGGTTTTTCTCTTGCTTTGATGTGTAAATGTATATTGTAATAAATCCTCAACAATCGGTGCTTCATCGGGGTTTTTAACAATTTTCTTTCTTCCTGTCGCTGGGTCTGTTTCTATCATATAACCTAAGGGCATACTACCTGTTAGCGGTTGACCTGTTGACCGCTTATATTCATTGACAAGGGTTATTCTTTCGCCTGTTTGGTCTGCTTCAAGCTCTGCAATGGTCAACTTCATATTAACTAACATTCTGCCGTTAGCGGTTGATAAATCGTATTGTTCCTCGGTGGTAGTCCATACTACTGGGGATATTCGCTTCATACATTCATGGTATTCTGCGACACTTCTAAAAAATCTATCAAGTTTAATAAAAATAATTCTCGTAAATTTACCCTGTTCGGCATCGTTTATCATTTGTTGCAGTGCAGGGCGTTTTTTTATCAGTTTTCTACCTGAAACACCCTCGTCAAGATACCATTCAACAATATGCATATTGTGATTATCGGCATACTCTTGCAGTTTCATCTTTTGTGCATCAAGGGATAACCCGTGTAGCTTTTGCTCCTGAGTTGACACTCTTACATAAGCGGCAACCGTTTCAATATAATTACCTTTCATTTTTTATTACCGTCCTTATAATTTTTTTAAATTATCGCCAAATTTCGATAATTTTCACATTTCTATTATTGTAAAATAAAGTAGAATTTACCGAAGAAAAGGGGTTTGATTATGTCGAAAAAAACACTAATAGAAAAAATAATTGAAAAATTACAAAATTGCGATGATATTGAATTATTAGATTTAATCTTGCGCCTACTTGACAAAAGCAATTAACATTTGCTTTACGGCGTTTAGCTGACCGTCATCTAAACTGGACAGCATTTTAACAATGTTTAAAAACTCGTCATCTGTCCTAAGTCTTGAAATAATGCCCACGAGGGCGTTATTTTTTTGCTCTATTTTGTCCCAGCCCATAATATAGGCAGGTGTAACCTGTAAAGCATTGGCTATTTCAACAATTTTGTTTTGCGGTAAACCGCTGGCATCTCTTTCTATTTTATTTACAGATGACCTTGATTTATAACCTAATTTTTTTGCTAATTCATCTTGTGATAATCCTAATTCCTCACGCCTTTGTTTTATTCTATCTCCTATTTTCATTTCTTTGTTCACCACCTTTCAACTTTATTATAATTTATAGTTTGAAATTTTTCAACAAAAACTGTAAAAAATTATTGACAAAAGGGTTTTTTGGTATTATTATATGGTTGTAGATATTGAAGAAAATTCAACAATAAAATGACGGACAAGGGGGCAGAATAATGACTAACACGGTTTTACTTTATGATAAAATCAAAAATAGTGGGCTAAAACTTGGTTTTATAGCTGAAAAACTTGGGCTTTCTTATGAAGCATTAAGAAAAAAACCACAAGGGAAAACAGCTTTTAAAGCGATTGAAATTAAAATCCTTTGTGATTTATTAAATATCGTTGACCTTAAAGAAAAAGAGCATATTTTTTTTGCAAATGATGTTGAAAATTATTTAACAAATGACTATGAAAAATAATGTTAATGTTTCGGGTGAAAATTTACTTGATACCTTGATTAAACTCCTTGCAGAGCAAGAGGGAGTAAAGATTAGCTACACAACAGAAAGGACAGAAAAAATGCAAGTTAAAGAAAATACATATCGAATGTTGACGGTTGTATCATTTATCGGCTTATATGCCACTATGGGCGGCATAGAGTTTGAAACAATATCAATCGGCAGGGGAATTGTACAGGCAATAGCCTTTATAGCCGCAATGGTTATATGTAACAAGGCGGCAGAGAAAGAACACAGAAAAGCAAAGAGAGTACGCCGCAATGGTTGAGATGACGATATTAAAAAGCCGTGAAGAATGGCTTATAAATCGCCGCAAGGGCTTAGGTGGTAGCGACTGCTCCGCTGTTATAGGTTTAAACCCCTATAAATCTAATGTCGATTTATGGCGTTTAAAAACTGGCAGAACAGAGCAAGAGGATATATCGGACAAGCCCTATGTGCAGTACGGCAATAAGGCAGAACGGCATTTAAGAGAGCTTTTTAAATTAGATTATCCACAGTTTGATGTTGACTATGTGGAAAACAACAGCTTTTATAACCCTAAATACCCTTTTGCAAGGGCAAGCCTTGACGGCTGGATGACAGATGACAGCGGCAGAAAAGGTGTACTTGAAATTAAGACATCTGAAATATCATCAGCAAGTCAAAGGCTAAAATGGAAAGACCGCATACCTGATAATTATTTTTGTCAAGTGTTGTTTTACATGGCAGTAATAGAAGCCGATTTTGCGGTACTTAAAGCCCAAATAAAAACGGTAATTGACGGCGATGTAAGGCTTGAAACAAAGCATTACAAAATTGAAAGGGCAGATGTTCAGGAAGATATTGATTATCTGATGAACGCTTGTAAGGATTTTTGGCAATATGTAAAGGACGATAAAGAACCGCCTTTGATTTTGCCTAAAATATAACTAAATATTAAAAGAAAGGATAGTAAGTATGAGAAAATCAGATTTAACAGATGAACAGGTTGAACAGGAGATTAAAAGACTGTGGGCAACAGACGAGGTAAAACTTGCAAAGAAAGAGCAAAACCTCAAATATCGGCGCAGGTCACAGCTGTATCAGTTACGAAAAATGGAAAAGCGAGGGGCTGAACTTATGGCTTGCGGTATCACCACCGAAAATATCAAACAAGTGATATATGGCAATACATGGACAGAATAAGAAGTTGAAATATTAAAAAGAAAGGACAGTAAATATGGAATTGATTATTTACAACCCAAAAGATGACGGTTTTGTCAAGGAAATATCCTGGAACTATGACGAAATCAAAAAAGAGGTAGCTGAAAAGGTACAGCATTATAATTCTTTGATTTACACAGAGGATCAGGTAAAAGAAGCAAAAGCCGACCGTGCTACACTCAACAAATTTGTGCAGGCGCTTGAAGCAAAGCGCAAGGAAATTAAGAAACAGTGTCTTGCACCTTATGAAACCTTTGAAAAACAGATGAAAGAGATTGTTGCAATAGTCAACGAACCTATTGCTATGATTGACAGCCAAGTAAAAGGTTACGAGGACAAACAAAAGGCAGACAAGCTGGAAAAAATCAAGGCATATTACAATGATGTACTTGATAAGCCTGAATGGCTTGATTTTGGGCAGATTTACAATGATAGGTGGCTTAATGCAAGTTACAGCTTCACTAAGGTACAAGCCGATTTAATCAAAATTGCGGCGGATATAGCGGCAAATGAAGAAGCGCTTAAATCATTGCCCGAATTTAGCTTTGAAGCACTTGAAGTGTACAAGCGAACTTTGAATATGAATACAGCCATTGCAGAGGGTAAAAGGCTTTTGGAGTTACAACAGCGCAAGGCGGAAATGAAAGCGGCGCAAGAACAGGCGGCAAAGGTTGAAGAAACGGTTAGACAAGAGCCGATGAAAACAACCGAAGAAATATTAAACACGGAAGTTAAAAAAAAGTGGGTAGCGTTTCAGGCGTATTTAAGCCCAACCGATGCACAGCTTTTAAAAACATTTTTTGTAAGCAGAAACATTGAATTTAAGCCGATACAGGCTTGAAGATAAATTGAAAGGATAGGTAAAAGAAATGATTAGACAAAATTTTGGAGAAACAGAGATAAGCGGCGGCAGTGATACTGTATTGGCTGAATTATCTTGTATTATTGCAACACTTAGGGAAAGCGGAAAAATTTCCGAAAGAGAAATAAGATTTGCCGTTGATTTAGGATTAAACTCCGAGCAAGTTATGAATGAATTGAATAAATTCAAAAATGAATTTAATGCGTTATTCGAGAAATATTTTGAAAAGGAAGGTAAATAAAAATGGCAGTTACAAACAGTTTACAGGCAAAAAAGAGCAACAAAGACAGCCAGCTGGTTACATTTACGGTAAACGGCGCACAGGTTGAATTAACCCCAGCGATAGTAAAGGACTACCTCGTAAGCGGCAACAAGGAAAATGTGACAATGCAAGAGGTTGTAATGTTCATCAACCTTTGTAAATTTAACGGCTTAAATCCGTGGCTTAAAGAAGCCTATTGTATCAAATACGGAAGCGAACCAGCAACAATGGTTGTTGCGAAAGAGGCTTTACAAAAGCGAGCTGAAAAAAATCCAGCCTTTGACGGACAGCAGTCGGGTATCATCACAGTTACGCATGACGGTGAACTTGTACACCGTGTGGGTAGTTTTTACATAGCCGATTATGAAACGATAGTCGGCGGTTGGGCGGAAGTATGGCGCAAAGACCGTGCACACAGTTACAGGACAGAAGTTAGCTTTGACGAATACGCAGGCAGAAAGAGCAACGGCGAATTAAACCGCCAATGGGCAAGCAAGCCGGCGACAATGATTAAAAAGGTTGCTCTGGCGCAGGCTTTAAGGGAAGCATTTCCACAGGATATAGGCGCAATGTTTATTGCCGAAGAACAGGGCGTTGATGACAGCGCCATTGATGTAACACCGATAGAGCAGCCGACAACACAGGTGATAGCGGATGACTATAAGCAACAGGCAGAGCCTACACCGCAGACACAAACAGATGATGTGGCAAGTGCATTATTCGGTTAAGGGGGATAAATAGAATGAATGTTGTTTGTTTAGTCGGCAGATTGATAGCCGACCCTGAATTGCGCCAGACACCGCAAGGTACAAGCGTATGTTCTTTTACTATTTCCGTACAAAGACCTAATGCAAAAAAGGACGAAAACGGCTATTATCCGTCAGACCTTATAAGATGTGTTGCGTGGCGTACAACAGGCGAATTTGTACAAAGATATTTTGTTAAAGGCAATATGATTGGGCTTAACGGTTCTGTTCAAGTAAATCAGTACACCGATAAAGACACAGGCAAAAAGTTAAGTGCTTTTGAAGTGCTTGCAAGCAATGTGTATTTTGTAGAAAGCAAAAACAACGGTGGAAACGGCGTATCTGAAATCAAACCGCAACAACCGCAGTATAATACCGAAACAAGGACAAACACATATTACCCCCCTACTTCTAACAATTTTTCGTACAATAACAATATCAACGCTTTTACGCCTATTGATGACAACGAGGGAGATTTACCGTTCTGATGTATCAGCGTAAATACAAAAACAAAAAAGTCTATGTTGACGGTATGGTATTTGACAGCTTGAAAGAATACAAAAGATTTAAAGAACTTAGCCTGCTCGAAAGAGCAGGCAAGGTTCAAAATCTTGAAAGACAAGTAAAGTTTGTGTTGATACCTACACAGCGAGAACCGAGTACAGAGATATATAAGAAAGGCGCAAAAAAAGGACAGCCGAAACAAGGAAAAGTAATTGAAAAAGAATGTTACTACAAAGCCGATTTTGTGTACTTTGTAAACGGCGAAAAAGTGGTTGAAGATACCAAAGGTTTTAGAACGGAAGAATATAAAATCAAGCGTAAATTGATGTTATATTTACACGGAGTGAAGATTTATGAAACATAGTCAAAACGGCAAAAAGAATTTAAGAAGAATATCAATAGTTGTCACAGCGCAAACCCTGTGGCATTTACACCGCCTATGCGCCATGAACGGTTGGGGCGAGAAAGATATAGGCAGGATTATAGATAAGCTGGTAAGGGCAAATTGCGCCGATTTTGACAGAAAGGACAGTTAAAAGGTAATTATGGGTAAAATATCAAGAAACCCAATGCAAGCCTATTTACAGGGCAAGGAAGCAGGCAAAAGCGAGGGGCGACAAGTAGGTTTTGACCGGGACAGTTATATCCAGTTTTTGGCGTTTTACAATGTGAACGCCGAGTTAAAAATAATGGGTGCGGAAAGATTTAAGAAATTCTACACGAAATTTCAAAAAGAAAAGGCAAGGCTTTTTAATCAAGAGTTCGGATCTGATATAGACAATGTAACAACGGCGATATATCACGCCACGGAAACAGCGCAGGAGTTGGGCATTGACCTAAGTTTTGAAAAAATGGAAAAGAGGGCGAAGAATTTTGAAAACAAATCAATTTAAAAAATATTCGGAATTGAAAGAAGAATACAGCAAATATAAGTCTACACATAATTTACTTTTACAATATCTGGCGATTGTGCAATCAATGGCAAAAGCTGAAAGGGCATACAAAAGCTATGAAAGGGAACTGCAAAACTGGTTAGATAATTTTGAAAAATCTATAAAAGAAGTTGCCAAAAATGAAAAGGAGTTTGACGGAAAATGACAAATTATGAGGATATCAAAAGTAAGACAGTCGACGAAATGACAGAATTTTTGCAAGATTGGGCAATGAAGTTCTTGATGGGAAAAAGTCCGCTAAATGTGAAAGAATGGCTTGAAAGTGAGGCGGAAGAAAATGAAAGTCGATAGAGTATTGCCTTGTGTTTGTTTGGGCTATAAGCCGACCTGTGCTGACAGTATATACGCAGGTATGCCGCAGCTTAAAGTCACACCGAATGGTGGCTGGTTCGAGGTTTATTGCCCTAACTGTGGCAGAGGCGGATTGTTTCAATACAAATCGGCATATCTTGCATTAAAACACTGGAATAATATGCAAGAAAGACTATGGAAATGGGAAAACAAAGAGGGTAAAATTGAATTTTTATCAGAAAGCGAGGCGGAAGAATAATGCTAACACAAAATACCGTAGAATTAAGAAAATTGATACTTGAAAACCCCGAATTACCTATTGCGGTGTTTGTTGGGGAGAATGCCAATACAGGTGATTATTACTATTATCAATATTGCAACGAAATCAATTTTCAAATTCAAGAAATTTTAGATTGTGATTTGTCCATTTTCAACGGTTATGTATATACCGACAGAGATGATTTTGAAAATTATATAGCTGATAAACTTGCCCAAAAATACAAAGGCAAATCGGACAAAGAATACGAAGAAGCTGTACAGAAAGAAATTGACAAGTACGAGCCATACTGGAAAAAAGTTATCGCTATAACTGTTGATAATTGAGAAAGGTAGTTAAAATGAAAATCCTAACCAGGAAAAAGCAAGGTGAAATTGCCGCAAAATTAACAGCCATAGGCATTATGGCACTGTCAGGCACTATGGAAGAGCTGGAAACCAACACAAAATTCGTAGAAGTTTTAGCCGATGTATGTATTGATGTGTGCGGTATCGAAAAGGCTAAAAAAATTGGCAAAAAAATTTTTGAGAGGGCAGAAGAATGACAACAGAAAAATTGATTGAGATTGCAAAAATATGCAGTGAAGAGGACCGTTGTCCTCTTGATTGTCCGTATTTTAATGGCAAGACTAAGAACTGTGCAGATAAATTAACGGGAGATGTTACTTACCGGCTGGAAAGGGCATACACAGCACTTAAAGAACAGGGCTATTGTAGTACCTGTAAATATTACAACATCTGTTCGGGCAACGGAGATGCCAATACAGGTTGTGTCAGCAGTGATAAGTGGAAATGGGAAGGTGATGATGAATGATACCTGAAAATACCATTAAACCAGCAGGTGATATTTACACAATAACGCCGTCAAAAGTCTTTGTTTTAGTAGAAACGGACAGCAATTTGTTGGTTGACGGCAAATTGAGCGAATACAAGCAATATAAACAACAGTTAAATCCTGAATACAAATACCTGATTTACTTTGATAAAAATGCAAGACGGTGGATATTGAAAGAGGAGCATGATGACTAACTTTAACATTAAAAATATGACAAAAAAGGAAATTCCTAAATTTGACCCCAGCATCTTTCACGATGACAAGACAACCTACACAATAAACAAAATTATAGATGTTTATGGCGGAATGGAAATTCTTAAAATGGCTTCTAACAGAGGGGATAATAAAAATGATAGGTTTTAAACAGGAAGAAAAAAGGATAATTGAACAAACGATTGACTTGTACGGCACTGATTTACAGTGCTTTGTAGCTTGTGAAGAATTGGCGGAGCTGATACAAGCAATATCTAAGGCACTTCGTACAGATAACGATGATAACAAAGATAATTTAATTGAGGAAATGGCAGATGTTTACATTATTCTTGAACAATTACAAGAACTATACACAATCAGTGATGAATTGATAAATGAAAAAATCACAGAAAAATTAGAAAGACAGGATAAAAGAAACCAAAAAGAAATGCAAGAAATCGGTAATGAGCTGATAAAAGAAATAATCATCGAATCTATCCAAAAAAGGGAGGAAAGGAACAGGAGCGGAAAATGATTGATATTATCACATTTGCAACCGCCGCCGTTTGGCGGCTTACAAAACTGTTTTTATCACTGATAATATGCGGCATTTGCTTTGTAGTTGTTGTGTTTATGATGATTTGTATTTTCGTTATGTTGCACGGCGGCTATAACAATTCAGTTTTCAAAAAAACAGACAAAGAATGGCAGGACAATTTTTATGATGACAACAATAACTGAAACCTTGCGTCTGATAAGCAGATATAAGGCAAAATTGACCTATCAACAGTTTAAAACGCTGATAGGACAAGCTAAGTCGGGTGACACAGAGGGCGCAAAAAAGGGGCTTTACAGGCTCTTAGAAAGGGGTAAATAAAAATCTTTTTAAATGGCTCAAATTGTAAATTTGCCGAATGGCAAAAAGGCAATAAAGGATACAAGTGTTTCCGAAATATTAAAGGCGGAATTATAATATACAGCTTGTATATTATAAATTTAACAAACCTAAGAATTGCAAATCCGATAATAAGTGAAAGCCTTGCAGATATAAATAAATGGCTCGAGAAAACAAAAGTTGAAATCGTGGAACATTAAAAAATTGGAAAGACAGTCTGAAAGAAACAGGCAAGAAAGGGGGGGCAAAAAATGACTATTCCAAAATATAACGCATATATTATGACGGTGGCAAATGAAGCTATATTTCTTGACGGTCAATTAACAAACTGTAACCCACCATTTATTCAGGCATTATCCCCTGACTGTAAATATTTGATTTACTATGACAAAGACTTAGAGCATTGGTGTATAAAAACAGAACCTACACTAAAAAAGGAGTGAAATTTATGGCAGAGCGTAGAATGTTTGCAAAAACAATAATTGACAGCGATGCTTTTTTAGATATGTCGGCGACAGCACAACTGTTATATTTTCATTTAGCAATGAGGGCAGACGATGACGGCTTTATTAACAAGCCTAAAACCATAATGCGTATGATAGGTGCAAAAGATGATGATATTAGGCTTTTAATCGCAAAAAAATTTATAATACCATTTGAAACTGGTATTGTAGTGATTAAACATTGGAAAATACATAACTATATTAGGGGCGACAGGTACAAGGAAACAAAGTACAAAGCCGAAAAAGCCACATTGATTTTTGACGAAAACAACGCATATACTCTTGGTCTACCAACTGACAACCAACGGTCAACCAACGGTCTACCAACGGTTACCAAAATGGATACACAGGTTAGGTTAGGTAAGGATAGTATAAAGATAGATAATAATATATTGTGCAAAGATAACCCTAAAAAATCAGAAATTGAAAGTGTTTTTGAACAGTTATGGCGGTTATATCCGAATAAAAAAGGCAAAGCGCAGGTATCAGACAGTAAAAAGAAAGCTATTTATAGTATAGGCTATGACGAGATGTCAAGAGCAATAAAACGCTATACAGATGATTTAAAAAGAGATAGCTGGCGCAAGGCACAAAATGGCAGTACATTTTTTAACAGCGGATATGTTGATTATTTAGATAGTAATTATATACCGGCAGTAGATGAAAGGACAGTAGAAAATGGAACAGATAAAAAAGATTATAGGTATGACAACATCGGAACAGTATTATGATGATGTCAAGAAAGTAATGCAACAGAAATGTGCAAGAATGAACGAAATTAAGGGCGACCTTAACAAATATGACGGTTACGATTGCCCATTATGCTTAAACAGGGGCGGAACATACGAAGTAAGAGAGTATGACGGCAGATTTTACGAAACCTTTGTACACTGCAAATGTCAAAGGATCAGAAAGGCGATAAGGCGCTTAAACAAAAGCGGCTTAAAAGATGCCGTTAAGAAATACACCTTTGATAATTTTACAACGGACGAAGAATGGCAAGCGAAAATAAAAAATGAAGCGCTTGATTACATAGAAAACGGCTATAACAGGTGGTTTTATTTGGGAGGTCAAAGTGGTTGCGGCAAAACCCATGTATGTACAGCGATAGCGATTAAACTGTTAAAACAGGGCTATGACACAAGATATATGTTATGGCGTGACGAAGCGGCAAAATTAAAATCACTTGTAAATGATACCGAGGAATACGAAAAGCTGATAAACGAAATTAAAAACGCCGATGTGCTGTATATTGATGACTTGTTCAAGACAGGCAAAGCGGATAATGGAAAAGCACAGAAGCCTACACCTGCGGATATAAACTTAGCGTTTGAAATTCTGAATTATCGCTATAATAAAAACTTACCGTACACGATAATATCATCTGAATGTACATTGTCGGATTTAATTAAGATTGACGAGGCGGTAAGCGGCAGAATAGCAGAAAAGGCGCTAAACAGCGGTAATTGGTGTCTATCAATAAAACCTGATACCGCAAAGAATTACAGATTTAAAGGCATAACAGAGCTATAAAACGCCGAAAGGGGAGAGGTAAATGCAAGCAAAAGAATACTTGTTACAAATTAAAAAGCTCGACAGGCTAATTCAGAATAAACTAATTGAAAAAGAACAGTGGCGGGCGATAGCCGAGGGAGCTTCCTCTTCCTTATCATCTGACAAAGTACAGTCAAGCGGAAATCCGCAGAGAATGGCAGATGCCATAAGCAATTACCTTGATATTGAGAACGAAATCAAGGCAACAATAAAAACGCTGGTTGTTACAAAAAAGAAGATACTTAAAACCATAGAACAGTTAGATACAGACGAATATGATATATTGCATAAGATATATTTACAAGGCTTATCCCTATACGATGTGGCTGATATATACGATAAAAGCTATAATTGGGCGACTACAACACACGGTAGAGCCTTAAAACATTTACAAAACATCTTAAACGCACAAGAAAAGCAGTTATAAATTGTGTAAAAATGTATATGATTGTGTATGATTGTGTACCTTGTGATTTTTTTGTATATTTTTTGAGTTTTTTGTATAACATTGTTTATTCAATCTGTGATATACTTAAAATCGGAAAAAAGGCAAAAACCGTTAAGTAATAAAATACTTAGCGGTTTTTCTTTTAGGGGAAACAATATCATACTTTTAGCAGGGGTGGGAGCAAAGATATGAACATAGTAAACAAAAAGTTAAGTGAAATAAAACCCTATGACAAAAACCCTCGCAGAAACGATGAAGCGGTTAAATATGTGGCGGAAAGTATCAAGTCTTTTGGCTTTAAAGTGCCGATAATCATTGACAGTAACGGCGTAATTGTCGCAGGTCACACAAGATACAAGGCGGCTAAAAAGCTAAAATTAAAAGATGTACCGTGTATTATTGCAGATGACTTGACGGACGACCAGGTCAAGGCTTTTAGGCTGGCTGACAATAAAGTTGCGGAAAAGGCAGAATGGGATTTTGATTTATTGTCCGAAGAATTAAACAATATATTTGACTTTGATATGTCTGATTTTGGCTTTGAAAATGAAGAATTTAAAACCGCAGAGGAAGAAGAACCCGAAGCGGTTGAAGATGACTACATAGAAGATGATATTATTTCAGAACCAAAGGCAAAGCAAGGTGATATATACCAGCTGGGTAGACATCGCCTGATGTGCGGCGATAGTGCCAGTGTAGCTAATATTAAAAAGCTAATCGGCGATAACGAAATTGATTTAGTGCTGACAGATCCACCGTACGGAATAAACATTGTACAGAATAATTCGGTAGGAGGAGATGCTGAAACTAAATTCGGTTCGGTTGGCGGTGGTAAAATCGTAAAAACTAACACATATATGGCGATTAAAGGCGACAATACAACAGATACCGCAAGAGATTTTTACAAGGCTTGTTGTGATATGGGCTTTGAAAATTTAATCCTATTCGGCGGTAATTACTTTACGGACTTTTTAAAGCCGTCTATGTGTTGGGTAGTATGGGATAAAGAAAATACAGGCAATTTTGCCGATGTTGAGCTGGCGTGGACTTCTTTTGATAGGGCGGCTAAGTTATACAGGTGGCTATGGAATGGCATGAGCCGGAAAGGAGAAAGAAATGTTGAGGGCAAAACACGGGTACACCCGACACAAAAGCCAGTCGGTATGCTGGGCGAAATTCTGAAAGACTTTTCAACGGAAAATCAAAACATCTTTGACGGTTTCGGCGGTTCAGGTAGTACATTGATAGCCTGCGAACAGTTAAACAGGACTTGTTTTATGATTGAGTATGAACCCTATTATATTGATGTGATTATCAATCGTTGGGAGCAATTCACAGGCGAAAAGGCGGTGTTAATCGGTGAAGATAGTTAATAGAGATATTGACACGATAATACCATACGAAAAGAACCCAAGAAAGAATGACAAGGCTGTAAAGTATGTTGCCGAAAGCATAAAACAATTCGGTTTTCAAGTTCCGATTGTGATTGATAAAGACGGCGTTATAATCTGTGGGCATACACGCTATAAAGCGTGCCAGAAGCTGAATATAAAAAATATCCCTTGTGTTTTAGCTGATGAGCTGACAGAGGGGCAAATAAAGGCGTTTAGACTTGCTGACAACAAGGTAAGTGAAAAATCGGAGTGGAATTTTGACTTATTAAATGACGAAATAGAGAATATCTTTGATTTTGATATGGGCGATTTTGGTTTTGAGTTTATCGACCACGAAGAAAACAAAGAAAGAACGCAAAACAGAGTTGAAAATATCCTGAACCTTGCCGTTGCAAACTATGACGGTGTAGGTAAATATGATATTCCGCAACTTGAACCCATTTACGCAGATGAAATAGGCGAAATAAAAGAGTGGATAGGCTTTAACGAGGTGTTGTCCGACAAAGAGCCGCAAGGTAAAGCGGTACACTTTTTTATTGACGATTATCAATTCGAGAGGGTATGGAAAAACCCTGAAAAGTATGTTGATTATCTATTACGCTATGAGGCGGTTTTAACGCCTGATTTTAGCCCTTATGGTGATATGCCTATGGCAACACAGATATACAACCATTACCGAAAGCACTGGGTAGGCAAATTCCTACAAGAACACGGTGTAAGGGTAATACCTACTATAAGAGCCAGCACAGACGAAAGAAGCCTTGAATGGTACTTAGAGGGTGAGCCGAGGGGCGGTATAGTCTGCATATCTAATATGTGGACGAAAGACAAAGAG